GCTGATGAAATTCGGCGTGAACTGAGCCAGGCCCCATCCAACATCTTCAGGACAAGATCCATGCCAGCGATTCTCGTGGGCGCGCCCATCACCGAGCCGGTGACGCTTGCCGCCGCCAAGGCGCATCTGCGCATCACCCACAGCGACGACGACCTGCTGCTTCTGCAGCTCATCACCTCGGCGCGGCGGGTGGCGGAGGCGCGCACGGGCCTGTGCTTTCTCTCGCAGGCCTGGCTGTGCCTCCAGGACGCCTGGCCCGGGGACCTCACCGTGCGGCTTCCGGTGTCGCCGCTGATCGCTGTCACCGAGGTGGCCGTCCTGGCGGCAGATGCCGCCAAGACGGTGCTGGACCCCGCGCTCTACGAGGCTGATCTGGCCTCGCGCCCGCCGCGGCTCATGCCGGTCAGCGGCGCCTGGCCGCTGCCGGGCCGGCTGCTGAACGGGATTGCCATCGCCGTCACCGCCGGATTTGGGGCGGCCCCCGAGGCCGTTCCCGAACCACTGCGCCAGGCCATGCTGCTGATGGTGGCGCATTGGTATGGCAATCGCGGCGAGGAGGCGGGTTCGCAGCTGGCGCCGAGCATCGCAGCACTGCTCGCGCCCTATCGCGCGGTGCGGCCGTGAGCGGCGGCTTTGAACTGGTGAGCGCGGTGCGCGGGGCGCTGCTCGCGCATGCCCCGCTCACGGCGCTCCTCGGCGGGGCGCATGTCTATGAGGAGCTGCCGCGCGGCGCGCCGCCCGCGCACATCGAGTTCACCACGCTCGAGACCCGCGACTGGAGCACGGCCGACACGGTTGCGCACGAGCATTTCCTGACGCTCGCGCTGCGCACCAACAGTCGCAGCCGCAAGCTGGCGCAGGATGTGACGGATGAAATCGCCGCCGCGCTCGAGGGCGCGGTGCCGAGTGTCGCGGGCCACCGGCTGGTCAATCTCCGCCTGGTGTTCTGGACCGTGACGCGCGGGCGCGGCGGCGAGGGCTATGGCGCCTCGCTGCGCATCCGCGCCGCAACCGAACCACTTTAGGAGAGAGACAGCATGGGTGCACAGAAGGGCCGCGATCTTCTGCTGAAGATCGACCAGACGGGCGCGGGCAGCTTCCAGACGGTGGCGGGCCTGCGCAGCAATGCGATCACCTTCAATGCCGGGGCGATCGACATCACGCATCAGGAGTCGACGGGTCAGTGGCGCGAGCTGCTGGCCGGGGCGGGAATCAAGTCGGCGGCGATCCGCGGCTCCGGGATCTTCCGCGACATGGCGTCCGACGCCGCAATCCGGAGCTGCGTCTTCGCCGGCACGATCCGCGACTGGCAGGTGATCGTGCCGGATTTCGGCGTGATCGAAGGACCGTTCCAGATCGCCAGCCTGGAGATCGGGGGGCGGCACGACGGCGAGGTGACCTTCGACCTGGCGCTCGAATCGGCGGGCGAATTGACATTCACCGGCTTGTGAGGAGGAGACATGGCCAACCATCATCGCGGCGAGATCGAGGCCGAGCTTTCGGGGCGGCGCTATGTGCTGTGCCTGACGCTGGGCGCGCTCGCCGAAATCGAACACGCCTATGGCGGGGAGGATCTGGTCGCCATTGCCGAGCGCTTCGAGGCCGGGCGGATCACGGCGAGCGATGCGATCCGCGTCATCGGTGCCGGGCTGCGGGGCGCGGGCAATGCGGTGAGCAACGAGGAGGTCGCCGCCATGACGGCGCCGGGCGGCGCGGCGGGTTTTCTCGATGTGGTGGTGCGCCTGCTCAAGGCGACCTTCGCGGGCGGGACACCATGAGGCGGCGCTTTCCGTGGGCTGATTACATGGCGGCGGGCCTGGGGCAGCTGAAGCTTCCGCCGCAGGCCTTCTGGGCGGCAACGCCGCGCGAGATCCTGGCGGCCTTCGCCCCGCCCGCGCGCGATGCGCCGAACCGCGCCGTGCTCGAAGGCCTTCTGCAACTCTTTCCGGATGAGACATGAGCGAAACACTGGACGGGCTGAGCCGCGAGGCCGACGGCCTCAGAAGCCAGATGCAGGATATCGATCGGCTGGCCGAGAGCGCGGGCAACCGTCTCGTCACGGCCTTCGCGAGCGCGGCGATCCACGGCCGGAGCCTCTCGGATGTGATGAAGGGGCTGGCGCTGTCGCTGGCGCGGCTGGCGCTGTCGCAGGCACTGCGGCCGCTGGGGGCGCTGCTGGGCGGGTTGTCCGGACAGATCATGCCGCATGCGATGGGCAATGCCGTGGGCGGGGGCCGCGTCATTCCGTTTGCAGCCGGAGGGGTGGTCAATTCCCCGACCCTGTTCCCCATGCAGGGCGGCCTGGGGCTGATGGGCGAGGCGGGGCCTGAGGCAATCCTGCCGCTGGCGCGTGGCGCCGACGGCAGACTGGGCGTGCGCGGCGGCGGGGTCAATGTCTCGGTGTCCATTGCCACGCCCGATACGCAGGGATTTGCGCGGGCGCAGTCGCAGGTGGCGGCGCTGATCGCGCGCGCGGTGAGCCGCGGCCAGAGGAATCTGTGAGATGAGCTTCGATGATGTGCGCTTTCCCGCCGCCGTGGCGCGCGGAACCTCCGGCGGCCCCGAGCGGCGCACCGACATCGTGATCACCGCCTCGGGCGGTGAGGAGCGCAACAGCCGCTGGGCAGACTCGCGGCGGCGCTACAATGCGGGCTTTGGCGTGAAGTCACTCGACGACATCCACGCCGTGATCGCCTTCTTCGAGGCCCGGCGCGGGCGGCTGCGCGGTTTCCGCTGGAAGGATCACATGGATTTCAAGTCCTGCGCCCCGTCGGGCAGCGTCACCGCGCTCGACCAGGCGCTGGGCACGGGCGACGGCGCGACGCCAGGCTTCCAGCTGGTCAAGCGCTACGGCACGGGCAGCAGCGCCTATGCGCGGACCATCACGAGGCCGGTTGCCGGAACGGTGCGGGTGGCGGTCGGCGGCGCCGAGGTGACGGGCTTCACGGTCAATGCCACGACCGGGCTGGTCAAGTTCGCGACACCGCCGCCGCCCGGCGCTGCCGTGACGGCCGGCTTCGAGTTCGACGTGCCGGTGCGCTTCGACACCGACACGCTGCGCATCAATCTCGCGCAGATCGCCGCTGGCGACATACCCGACATTCCGATCGTGGAGATCCGCGCATGAGGACGCTGCATCCGGCGCTCGCCCAGCATCTGGCGGGCGGGGCCACCACGCTGTGCCACTGCTGGCGGCTCGAGACGCGGGGTGGCGAGGTCCTGGGCTTCACCGACCATGACCGCGACCTCGCTTTCGAGGACGCGCTGTTCGAGGCGGAGAGCGGGTTCACGGCAACCGAGATCGACTCCGGGCTCGGCCTCGCGGTGGACAATCTCGAGGCGTCGGGCGCGTTGTCGTCAGGCAGGCTCTCGGAGACGCGGCTGGCGGCTGGCGATTTCGACGATGCGCGGATCACGCTGTGGCGGGTCAACTGGGCCGACCCGGAGCAGCGGGTTCTGATCATGAGCGGCAATCTCGGCGAGGTGACGCGGAGCGGCACCTTCTTCCAGGCCGAGCTGCGCGGCCTTGCGCATGTGCTGAACCAGCCGCGCGGCCGGCTGTTCCAGTATGGCTGCGACGCGGTGCTTGGTGATGCGCGCTGCAAGGTCAATGCCGAGAGCGCCAATTACAGCGCAGATGCGCTGGTCTTTTCCTGTGCGCAGAACCGGCGGATCACCGTGAGCGGCGCGGAGAGCTTTCCGCCGGGCTTCTTTGCCGCCGGGACGGTGCGCTTCCGCTCGGGAACGAACAAGGGCCGCGAGGCGCAGATCAAGTTCCACCGGGTGCAGGGCGGCACGGTCAGCATCGAAGTGTGGCAGCCCCTGCCGTCGGCGCCGCTGCAGGGTGACGCTGTCACGTTGCGCGCCGGCTGTGACAAGCAATTCGCCACCTGCCGCGACAAGTTCCGGAATGGCGTCAATTTTCGCGGCTTTCCGCACATGCCGGGCGATGACTTCGTGATGACCTACGCGCTCCGCTACAAGAGTTCCAGGAGCTGAACATGCCGACACGCGAAGAGATCGTCGCTGCCGCGCGCGGCTGGCGCGGCACGCCCTATCGCCATCAGGCAAGCCTCAAGGGCGCAGGGGCGGACTGCCTTGGCCTCGTCCGCGGCGTATGGCGCGAGACGATGGGCAATGAACCGGAAGCGCTTCCCGCCTATGGCCGGAGCTGGGCCGAAAGCGGCGGCGGCGAAGCCCTGATGATGGCAGCCCGCCGCCACCTCGTGGAAATTCCGTGTACGGCGTTTCTGGCCGGGGACGTGCTTCTGTTCCGCTGGCGGCGGCACCTGCCAGCCAAGCATGCCGGGATTGCCGTGTCGAAGGCCGCCATGATCCATGCGCAGGAGGGCGCGGCGGTGACAGAGGTTGCGCTGTCACAATGGTGGCTCCGTCATCTGGCGGCTGCCTTCCGATTTCCGGGGATCGAGCACTGATGGCGACGGTTGTCCTACAAGCCGTGGGCGCGGGACTTGGCACGCTGCTGGGCGGGCCGGTGGGCGGCATCATCGGCCGTGCGCTTGGCGCCGTGGCCGGGAGCTTTGCCGACCAGGCTCTGTTCGGCTCGTCGAAGCGGGTCGATGGCCCAAGGCTGTCGGACCTGCGTGTCATGGCATCATCGGAGGGTGCGCCGATCCCGAAACTGTGGGGCCGCATGCGCGTTGCCGGACAGGTGATCTGGGCGACAGAATTCGAGGAGGACCAGAAGACCGACACGGTGGGCGGCGGCAAGGGCGGCAGCGACAGTGGCGGCAACACGGTCCGGACCTACAGCTATTTCGCCAATTTCGCCGTGGCGCTGTGCGAGGGCGAGATCGACCGCATCGCGCGGGTATGGGCCGATGGCAAGCCTTTCGACATGTCAGGCGTCAGCGCGCGCCTTCATACGGGCAGTGAGACGCAGATGCCCGACAGCCTGATCACGGCGAAGATGGAGGGCGCCGAGGTTCCCGCCTATCGCGGCACGGCCTATGTGGTCTTCGAGCGCCTGCCACTGGCAGATTTCGGAAACCGTCTGCCGCAGCTGTCCTTCGAAGTGGTCAGAAGCCTCGGGGGCACCGAGCGCCATGTGCGGGCGGTGAGCATCATTCCGGGCTCGACCGAGTTCGGCTACGACACCGAGGTGGTGACGACCGAGCGCGAGGCGGGTGTCACGGAGTCCGAGAATGCCCACGCCTCGGCGGTACAGAGCGACTTCATCGTGTCGCTGGACGAACTCACCGCCACCTGCCGCGATGTCCGCGCGGCAGCCCTGGTGGTGGCCTGGTTCGGCGACGACCTGCGCTGCGGCAGCTGTTCCATCCGGCCGGGCGTCGACGCGGCCGTGAAGGAGACCAGTGAGGACTGGCGGGTAAACGGGATCGAGCGCAACGCGGCGCATCTGGTGAGCCTCAGCAATGGCGGCCCGGCCTATGGCGGAACACCCTCGGACGATTCGGTGATCCATGCCATCGGAGAGCTCAAGGCGCGCGGCCTCAAGGTCATGTTCCACCCCTTCGTGCTGATGGACATTCCACAGGACAATGGCAGGCCAGACCCCTATGGCGGGACCATGCAGGCGGCCTACCCCTGGCGCGGGCGCATCACCTGCTCCAAGGCTCCGGGCCGCGCGGGCTCGCCGGACAAGACCGCCGGGATGGCGGCCGAAATCGCGAGCTTTGTGGGCAGCGCCGCGCCCGGTGATTTCAGCTCGGGTGGCAGCACGGTCAGCTATTCCGGGCCGCCGGAATGGAGCTTCCGGCGCATGATCCTGCACTACGCCAAGCTCTGCGCGCTGGCGGGGGGTGTTGATGCCTTCCTGATCGGCAGCGAGCTGCGTGGCCTTTCGACCCTGCGGCGTGAGGCCAACCGCTTCGCCTTCGTCGAGGCGCTGGTGGCGCTGGCGGCGGATGTGAAGCAGATCCTTCCCGGAGCGCGCATTTCCTATGGCGCGGACTGGACGGAATATGCCGGGCACCAGCCCGATGACGGGACGGGGGACGTGTTCTTCCATCTCGATCCGCTCTGGTCGGCAGCTGCTGTGGACTTCATCGGCATCAACAACTACATGCCGCTGGCCGACTGGCGGGACGGTGATCAGCATACGGATCATCTTAGCGGCGCGCGCTCGATCTACAGCCTCGACTACCTCAAGGCCAATATCGCGGGCGGCGAGGGCTTCGACTGGTACTACCGCTCGGCTGCCGAGCGCGATCAGCAATTGCGCACGCCGATCAGCGACGGTGCCCATGGCAAAGCTTGGGTGTTCAGGCGAAAGGACCTGAAGAACTGGTGGCGGAACCAGCATTTCGACCGCCCGGGCGGGGTGGAAAAGACAATGTCCACCGCCTTCGTGCCGGAGGCGAAGCCGATCTGGTTCACCGAGGCAGGCTGTGCGGCGATCGACAAGGGGTCGAATGAGCCCAATGCCTTTCTCGATCCCAAATCCGCGGAGTCGCGCCCGCCCGCCTATTCGAGCGGCGCGCGCGATGACTTCATGCAGCACCGCCATGTGGTGGCCATGGACGAATACTGGTCGGCCGCAGGCAGCCACAATCCCGTGTCGTCCGTGACGGGCGAGCCCATGGTGAATGCCGGGCGGATCTTCCTGTGGGCCTGGGATGCAAGGCCCTATCCCCATTTTCCGGCGCGTGCCGATGTCTGGTCGGATGCGTCCAACTACGCGCGCGGGCACTGGCTCAACGGGCGGGTGGGTGCCGTGCCGCTCTGTGCGCTCATCGCCGCGATCGCCGATGGCTATGGCTTGCCCGATGTCGATGTGACGGCGGTGGACGGGCTGGTTTCAGGGCTG